CTGGCAATCCGGCTTGCCTCGTTGCAATGCGTTGCATAATGCCTGCATGGCGCATGCCTAGCGCACACACGCCTGCAGCCGCCCGGGGGCGTGGGCCTGGGGGGGTCTAGCGTTATATGTATATGGCTTCTTACACAGATCAGGTTTTTATACAAGGTTAGTACTTACTCACTTACCGTACCTCACCCTAACTACCCACACTGTTAATATATACAGTGCTTGTCCAGCACTTAAAAAAAGTGGGATTCGGTGGGGGATTGTGGGACTGGGTGGTTTTATGGTACAATGTGAGTACTGGCTATCTTGTGGCTAGGGCTATGATTGGTTGCACGATGTGAAATTTTGGTAGGCCACTTAAACTATCTGCACTCAAACTGCAAAAAGTACTTGACAACCTACACACTTACACTTATAACTAAGCACTGTAAGTGATACAGTTAAAATGCTTACATTTAAATGTATATAATTAAATATTAAAAACATATAATATTATAAAACACTTAAATATAAAAGCACTTTAACTATACACTTAACTACAACACTATAAGTGACACACTAGCAACCTCAAGGCCTACCACTACCATCTGTACTCTTTAAGATTCCGTGCAGAGTTACATAGCCCAGTTTTTAAAAAGTACTTGACTGTGGCTAAAAAAACCTTATACCTTAGAGATAAATTTGTACTTGAAGATTTTTATGAAGCTGTTCGCATGAACAGACTAGAATCTTTACACGTACCGCATAGTGATGTATTCTTTGTTCGTGCTGCACTGCAGGACCGGACAGGGATACTGTTTCCTTTGGCAGATGTCGAAGCTGCCATGAAGAAAGAGGGATGGTCTGAGTCCCGTGTCCTAACTCCAAAGGAAGATTAAAATGGGTGTATCTGCCAAAATGGCTGCTTATCTGGCTAAGAAGGTAAAGGATAAGCCGAAGGGTGTCAGCAAAGCTGAGCAGCAATCTATCAATGACGAACAGGTCATGTCCCGTATGTCTAAGAAAGAGTTGCAAGAGATCATAGACAGGGGTGAGAAGTTTGCTGAAGAAAAAGGTAAGACCAACCAAGACAAAGGCCGTAAAGGAATTGGTGGGTACAGCAAAGCTGATTCAGCTTCCGAAGAGTTGAAGCGTAGGTACTTCAACAAGAAAAATAAAGATACAGGCGATAAACGCCAAGTAGGCGAGTACAGTAAAGGTGGTGTAGCCAAGAAGGCTCCTGCCAAGAAACCGGCACCCAAGAAGAAAAAGTAAATGAGTGACTTTCCTGAACGGTACAAGAAGATGGGTTTCACTGGCTACAACAAGCCAAGGAAATCTTCTAAGCCAGAAAAGAAGATGATGGTTGTAGCCAAAGAAGGTGAGAAGGTTAAACTGATCCACTTTGGTGATAGCAGCATGGGGCATAATTACAGCCCAGAGGCACGTGCTAGTTTCAAGGCTAGGCATGCTTCCAATATCAAGAAAGGTAAATTGTCTGCTGCGTACTGGGCGGATAAGGAACTGTGGGCAGGATCGGGTGGATCTACCAAACAACCACCCAAATCTCAAAAACACGTGAAAGGAAAGTAAGATGGGCATTGGTGCAAAGATGTCTTCGTTGATGTTCAACAAAAGTAAAAAGGATTTAAAAGAAACAATTAAAAACAATCCTCCAGATTCCAGAGAAGGTTTGGCTGCTCGTCACGAACTTGCACGTAGGGAAGAGCAAACTACTGGCTTTAAAGATGCAGATAAAACTGGTGCTTCATCTTTGTACTTTAAAAAATCTGCTGCAGAACTTCGTGAGATTGCTTCTAAAAAGTCTGGCGATACAAAAGAGGGTATGGCTGCAAGGAATGAACTGACTCGTAGGGAAGAACGCCGAGAGTTTAAAAAAGGTAATCCTACGTGGAAAGGTGAGACTGAAGCAGATAGCCGTTTCCCAGGACGAAAATATAAAGCAGGTGGTGTAGTTAAAAAAGCACCTGCTAAAAAACCAGTTGCAACAAAAAAACCTGCAGTAAAAAAACCAATCAAGAAAGGGAAGTAAAATGGCTGACATACTAGGTAAGCTGCTCCGTAGGATGGGGCCAAAGAAAGTGAAGGAAATGGATGCCGCAGCTAAACGTGCTGCAGGTTCCCCCGGCTACGACGATGACACGATGGAAGCCATCAAAGAGTTGGAGCGTAAGGAAAAGAGTGGCAAGCTGACTGCCTCTGAAGAAAAGGAACTGGATCGTCTGAACCGTCGTATGGTTCGTGAGTCTGGTGCCGAGAGGGCAGAAGGTATGCCCAAGTCACAGAAGCCACAGCGTCTGACGGATAAGCAGAAGAAAGAGATGCAAGAATCCCTGAACTTCAAGAAGGGCGGTATGCCTACTAAGAAGTATGCCAAAGGCGGTATGGGCACAGCTAACTGTGGTGCTTCTGTTAAGCCTAATGGCGGATCACGGAACAAGTAATCATGGCAGGCAAAGAATATAAATCCGAGCGTACCAAGAAGCTTGAAAAGGCTAAGATAGACGATGGCATGCCTGCAGTTAAAAAGGCTGTACGTGGTGCTTTCCTTGGACTATCCCGTGCTTCAGACAAAGTAGAGGGAATGTTTAAAAAGGACGAGAAGAAGGAAGAGGGAGAAAAGAAGATGGCTAAAGGCGGAGCAGTTAAAAACTTTAAGCCTTGTGCCGGTTGTCCTACTCCTGCCAAGTGTAAAGCTGCTGGCAAATGCATGATGAAAGAAAAGAAGGGTACGAAGAAAGCAGCCACTGGTATGCTGGTCATTCCGGTGAAGATGTCTTCTAAAGCCCCAGCCAAGAAGAAGTAAAATGGGTATCGGTGCTAAACTTAGTCCACGTCTTTCTAAAATACTGCAACGTAGCAGAGAAGAGGCCATTAGAAAAGAGGCCCCACGTAAAAGATTGACAGAAAAAGAAAAGAAAGAGATAGCCGAAAAGAAAGAAAAGGCCCAAGAGAAAGCAGAAAAGACTGCAAAAGAAACTTTGATTCAAACCGGTGAAGCAGGAAATAAATCAGTATCTAAAAAACCCGGTGTTGCTGTAGCCCGTCCAATGGGTGGCACAGCTAAAGAAGCCAAAGAACGGGTGATGCGTGAAACTAAAGTAATTGGCAAGGGTGCCCGTGGTGAGGATATCTATGGCACTACGGAAATGCAGTTGAAGAAGGGGCCGACTAAAGAAGCACAAAGGGCAGCAGGTAAAAAGCCAGTATCACGTGCAGAAGCTTTAGCTTTCCGTGCCAGAGAAAAAAGTGAAAAAGAAGAAAGAATGTTGCGGGGTGCTTCATCCGCAACTAAAGACGGAGACATGGAAGAGTTTTTTAACTCTCTTGCCGGTGGCGAAAAAAGACTAATTATCAATGCTTCAAAAAATGAAAAGCCGTGGACAACTTCTTACGGACGTGCAATATTAGGACAACGTATGGATGATGCGGCTAAAACTGCAGCTTATTTACGTGAACCATACAACAAAGGCGGCGTAGCTACAAAAGGAAAAAGTATGCCACTCAAAAAAGGTAGCAGTCAAAAAGCTATTAGCGAAAACATCAGCCGTATGGTGAAGAAAGAAAAGCTGCCTCAGAAACAGGCAATAGCGATTGCTTTATCCAAAGCTGGTAAATCTAAGAAGGCTAAGAAGTGACACAAGCGATTCTGCCCAGGCTCAAAAGTGTTGGGGCTAACCTAACCTCTGAAGTAGAACAAACTGTATACGAGTGTCCTAACAACTATACAGCCAGGGTAACGCTTGTGTTTGTCACTAACAACGCCAACAGCAATAAAGCAATTACAATTAAGTGGTATGACCACACAAATGATACAGACTACAATATTGCACCTTCGTACCCAATATCAGCTTATAACTTTTTAAAATTGAGTGATGGTTACTTAATCATGAACTCGCAAGATAAGTTAAAATTTACTTCTGATTCGGATTCAGACATGTCTGCTATTGTGACAGTAGAAGAATACTTTGACCCGGCGAATGCAAATGGCGCAGCCTAAAACCAAATCTAAAGTCAATGAAGCTGGGGTATACACTAAGCCATCTCTACGTAAGTCCATATTCGAAAGAATTAAGGCGGGTGACAAAGGTGGAGCACCTGGGCAGTGGTCTGCCCGAAAAGCACAAATGGTCGCAAAAGAATACAAAGCCAAAGGTGGGGGATACAAAAGTTGAAGCCCACCCAAAAAAGTCTTAAGAAGTGGACAGAACAAAAGTGGAGAACTAAGAGTGGAAAGCCCTCAACTCAAGGCCCGGGCGCAACGGGTGAGAGATACTTACCTGAGAAGGCTATTAAGGCTTTGTCTGATGCGGAGTATAAAGCGACAACCGCCGCAAAACGTGCGGGGAAAAAGCAGGGAAAGCAATTTGTAAGCCAACCGAAGGCAATTGCTAAGAAGGTTCGACCTTATAGAAAAACAGGATAAATCATGGCTAGGCAATTAACAGAACGACAGCAGAAGTTTTTAGATGTGCTCTTTGATGAGGCACATGGTGACGTACGTCGTGCCAAGGAGTTGGCAGGCTACGCTGATTCTGTTCGTGTTCCAGAAGTAATCAAAGGTATCAAAGAAGAGATTCTAGAAGCAACCCAGATGTACATGGCCCACAATGCACCACGTGCTGCTATGTCTCTGGTTGGTGGTATGATTGATCCCACAGAGTTGGGATTGCGTGATAAACTAAACGCTGCCAAGGATCTGTTGGATCGTGTTGGTTTGGTTAAGACTGAAAAGGTTCAGGTAGAATCTAGCAATGGATTGATGATCCTTCCACCGAAAGAAAAAGAACAAGACGAAGAATGAAGTTTGAACGTAGGACGAGTGCTGGTAAATTCATCCTACCTCAACCCAAGTCGGCAAGAGATTCGGGAGAATACGTACCAATCCCAATGTTGTCTAGGTATGGTAAAGTTCCGTTTGGGTATGAGTTGAGGGATGGGGATAAGTTTTTACTATATCCCATAGCGCACGAGTTAGAGGCTTTAGAAAAAGCCAAAGGCTATTTAAAAAGATATTCTTCCAGGCATGTAGCAGCTTGGCTTACCAAGGTAACTGGAAGAAGTATCTCTCACACAGGGTTGTTACAACGAGTTAGAGATGAGTACGACAAAAGGGCAAAAGCTGGCGCACTTAGGGGATGGGCCGCAAGGATCGAAAAGGCCATCGAACTCGCAGCCAAATATGAGAAAACAAAAGGCTACAAAGAAAAGCCAGCCCAAACCGCAGATACAGATTGAAGACATAGATGAACCACTGAGTAAAATTACTCAACGTACTGAGCAAATTGAATTACCCCCGGGGATTGAAGAGCAGAACATCGTATTCAAGCCCAACCCCGGGCCTCAGTCAGTATTCTTAGCAGCAGCAGATAGAGAAGTTTTGTATGGTGGTGCAGCAGGAGGCGGTAAATCGTACGCCATGCTAGCTGACCCCTTGCGTTACATGGGCCATCCGCAGTTTAGTGGCCTGTTGTTGCGTCATACGACAGAAGAATTACGGGAACTGATCTGGAAAAGCCAGGAGATGTACCCAAAAATCTACCCAGGCATCAAGTGGTCAGAGAGAAAGATGCAATGGGTAACCCCGCAGGGTGGAAGATTGTGGTTTTCCTACCTTGATAGGGACGAAGATGTGCTGCGGTACCAGGGTTTGGCCTTTAGTTGGGTGGGATTTGACGAGTTAACCCAGTGGGCTACCCCGTTTGCATGGAATTACATGCGGTCGACTGCGTAGTACCGCTTCAGACTTGCCAATCTTCATGCGAGGTACTACAAACCCGGGTGGACCGGGGCATGCTTGGGTTAAAAAGATGTTTATTGACCCCTCTCCACCAGGAAAAAGCTTCTGGGCTACAGATATTGAGACCGGAGAGACTCTTGTGTACCCACCCGGTCACAGCAAAGCTGGTCAACCACTATTTAAACGCAGGTTTATCCCTGCATTACTGTCAGATAACCCCTATCTGTCTGCTCAAGGTGACTACGAGACAATGCTTTTGTCTCTACCTGAGCACCAAAGGAAGCAATTACTAGAAGGAAACTGGGATGTATCAGAAGGAGCGGCGTTTCCAGAGTTCAATCGGGCCATACACGTTGTTGACCCATTCGATATCCCCAAGAACTGGATCAAGTTTAGGGCGTGTGACTATGGCTATGGCTCTTATTCTGCTGTGCTGTGGTTTGCTGTCACTCCTGCTGAACAATTAATCGTATATAGAGAGTTGTACGTCAGCAAAGTGCTGGCAAAAGACTTGGCTAGGATGGTGATGGAGGTAGAAGCAGGCGATGGGCAGATGCGCTACGGTGTATTGGACTCAAGCTGCTGGCATAAACGTGGAGATACCGGCCCATCCCTAGCAGAGCAGATGATTTCGGAAGGATGTAGGTGGAGACCATCGGATAGATCGGCTGGTTCCCGTGTGGCAGGCAAGAATGAGGTACATCGTAGGCTGCAAGTAGACGAATTTACAGAAGAGCCACGGTTAATTTTCTTTAGTAACTGTACCAACCTTATATCGCAGCTACCAATCCTGCCATTGGACAAGAGTAACCCGGAAGACATCGATACCAAGGTTAACTTTGACCACTTATATGATGCACTGCGGTATGGTATAATGAGTCGGCCTAGATTTAGTGTGTTTGATTACGATCCTGCTAACGCTAGACCCAATAGATTTGTACCTGCCGATCCAACCATGGGGTATTAAAGGAAAAGATGGAAAACGAAAATTTTATAGAGTCAAACAGCCTTAGCCTTGACGATGTCTCTGAGGAGTCACGGGAAGAACTGTTTGTCTCCCCGGTTATTTCGTTCATTAAAGAGCGGTACCATCGGGCAGAAGACACCCGCCGCATGGATGAGGAGCGGTGGATCAAAGGATACCGTAACTACCGTGGTATCTACGGGCCAGAAGTACAATTCACCGAAGCAGAGAAGTCCCGTGTCTTTATTAAGGTTACAAAGACCAAGACACTGGCAGCATACGGTCAGATCATTGACGTATTGTTTGCCAATAACAACTTCCCGCTGTCGGTAGAGCCAACGGTTCTGCCAGAAGGCGTTGCTGAGGATGTGCACTTTGATCCGAAGAACCCCGAACAAGAAGAAGATACAGGATTCGAAGAGTCTCCTTACGGGTTTAGGGGTGACGGCAGAGAACTGCCCCCGGGTGCAACTGCCAAGTCATTGTCGGAAAGGTTAGGCCCGTTACGTACAAAGCTTAGCGGGTTGCTTGGATTGAAAGAAGGCCCGGGTGTTACACCTTCGGCAATTACGTTTAGTCCTGCTGTTGTTGCTGCCAAGAAGATGGAAAAGAAAATCCAAGATCAACTTGGTGAAAGCAATGCCAACAAGCAACTACGGTCGGCAGCATTTGAGATGGCATTGTTTGGTACCGGTATTATGAAGGGGCCGTTTGCTGTAGATAAAGAGTACCCCAACTGGAATGATACAGGTGAGTATGAGCCTGTCATTAAAACAGTACCATCAACCTCCCATGTCAGCGTTTGGAACTTCTATCCTGACCCTGATGCTAGCAATATGGACGATGCTCAGTTTGTTATTGAGCGTCATAAGATGTCCCGCTCCCAGCTTCGTGCTCTTAAGAAGCGTCCTTTGTTCCGCAACCAAGTCATTGAAGATGTCATCCTTGCCGGTGAAGCATACGAGAAGAAGTACTGGGAAGATGATCTTAGTGACTACCAAACCAACCATGGCGTAGACCGCTTTGAAGTATTGGAGTACTGGGGTGCTATCAGCCGTGAGTTTCTGGAGCAGCACAATGTTCCAATCCCAAAAGATCTAGAAGACTTAGAAGAACTGCAAGCCAACGTCTGGTTCTGTAACGACAGAATCCTGCGTATGGTCTTGAATCCATTTAAGCCTGCACGTATTCCCTACTATGTTGTTCCCTATGAGTTGAATCCCTACTCCATGTTTGGTATCGGCGTTGCCGAGAACATGGATGACACTCAGACACTGATGAATGGTTTCATGCGGATGGCGGTAGATAACGCTGTTCTGTCTGGCAACCTAGTGTTTGAAGTGGACGAGACTAATCTTGTACCCGGGCAGGATCTATCTATCTTCCCTGGCAAAGTATTCCGCAGACAAGGTGGTGCTCCGGGCCAAGCTATCTTTGGGACTAAGTTTCCTAATGTCTCCCAAGAAAACCTACAACTGTTTGACAAAGCCCGTGTGCTGGCAGATGAGTCTACCGGCATCCCGTCATTCTCCCATGGTCAGACTGGCGTATCCGGTGTAGGCAGAACAGCTAGCGGCATTAGCATGCTAATGAATGCAGCCTCTGGCAGCATCAAGACT